GAAAATGTTTTTTTTTGTACGAAACTCCCTGAAATAAAACTACCCCCACCTCTTGCATCAAAACCAAACAGATTTTCAGCGTTCTCATTCGGTGCATCCCAATAATCACCACTTGTACTTTTAAACTTTCCACCATCGGTGTAATAATTCCCCTCTCTCGTAGTAAACGAATGCAAATCATCAATATCACTCTCGGATGGTAATCTCCAATCACCAATTGGTAAGTTATTATCATAAGCAACTTCTTTAGTGTATAACCTACCAAATTTTATTGTTTTTGGAAGAAATTCATCGAACCCATCTGGGTATTCACAGTCATTTTTCTTGATTAAACCTTTTATTGTGTTATTATTTAAAAATGGATTACAATTCCCGTTTTCATTTGCGTAATTTTGTCCGTTTAATGTTATGTCATTTAAAGCTAAATTATCAGCAAACTCTTGTGTTGTCCCACTATATTTACCACTTTCAACAACATAAACTACCATAGAACCTAATCCATTACAATTTTCACAATCATTTTTATAAAATGTTTCTGAAAATGTTTTATTATAAAAAACTTTTTCACAATCAAAAGTTTCACCACTAATAGTTATTGATTTATTACTATTAACAATACTTTCATCAAAATCAATTCGGAATACCTTTGAAAAATCTTGAACATAACAACCACACTCATCATAAATCGTTTGAGGGTTTATGTCATCAATAAAACTATTTTTTGTTGTTTTACCTAATAGCCACTTATTAATTTTCTTTAAATCATTATCTTCGTTTAGTGTGAAAAATTCTGTTTTTTTTGTAATACTAAGATTTTCACTCACATTTATATTATTAAAATTGGGTATAATATTATTAAATTGACTCCAATAGTGTGAACCACCATCGTAACCACCAATGTGTGGGTTGTTTCTATTTTTTATATTTAATAATGAGTTTAAACCAGCAGTTTCTTTATACCAACCACCAAAACTTTGAAAATATAAATCGTTATTGTTTGTTAATGGTCTTGGATAACCTTCTTCATCAATTGCAATCTCTTCGGGTATAATATTATTTACTAAATCATTTAAATTTTTTACTTTTAAATAATCTATTTTATTTTTTGTTAAATAGACATGTTCGTTAAATTCTATTAAACCATTTGGTATGCCCATATATTCAATTAAAAACTCAACTGATTTTCTAGTACCTTTTGAACGCCAAATATAGGGTGTGTTAATAATTAAATTTCGCCAAAAATTAAAGTCATTTGATTTAGTTATTGTCTTTTCTGTTAAGAATTGTGTTACATCCCAACCATATAAATTAGCTTGTGAAAAAAGTAATTCATTTGGTATGTTATCTTTTTGATTATAAGTGACCACATTAATATAACTAATACCATCAATATATATTTTTATTTCATCTAAGTATGCACCAAAAATCCTTAAAGTTTCACCTAACCTAATAATTGATTCATCATCACTTTCAATTTCAGTTCTATTACCATCTCTTAATAAAAGGTTCTCTGGTATTAAAAATCTATATATTGTATCTGTTTTATAACTATCATATGATTTACTAATATCAAACAATTTATTAATGAATAAATTAAATCCAACACCATAAAAAGATGGGTTTACACCATCTATTTTATTCCATTCAAGTTTTTTTATTGTTAGAATTGTTTCTTCATCAATATTTTTTTCTTTAACTTTGAATGTTGAAATGAATGAATTTTCATTTTCATTTTCTAATAAAATATAAGATAAACCCTTTAAATTATTTTTAAATTTATGAAATTCTTCTTTATTTGCTTTAATGTGATATGAAAATGTTTGTTCTACATCATCAATAAATGGGTTACCTTTAACACCTATTGTCATTTCATTAACATAACCATTTTCATCTGTAGCTATAATAACATCTATAATTTCAAATTCAACACCATAACCATCATTTACAAATAAAACATATTTATTCCAATTAGATATAAAATCTTTAATGTTCGTTGGGTTAAGGTTATTGGTGTTTAAGTTAATATTGAAATCATTGTTTAATAGATTTAAATTAACATCAAAATAAGTAACATCACTATTTTCATCATATAATAAATTTTCATATGTTTTAATAACTGAATCAGATGTATTAAAATATAAAGAACCTAACCAATTAATTTTTAATTCTTGTAATGTAACTCTAACACTTTCACTCATAGAGCCGTAAGTATATATTCTATCTAAGTTAGTTTTATCATAATTAATTTGTACACTTTTTTCATTACCATAATTTAATAGTAAGCTATCTTCAGTAAATTGTTTATATTTACCACCACTTTCATATGTTTTATTTATTATTTGCTCACTGTTATTAGTCATTATCGTAAATAAACTATATCTCGATAGTATTGAATCACCACCTTTAATTGATGGTGTCAAATTTAAACCACCATAAGCGAAAGTGTCATAATATTCAACACCACCACCATATATTGTTTTTTTTAAGAAAGTACCACTTAATGTTTTATATTTTTTATTTACACTCATTACAATTACTTAATATTAATTTTAATATCAACCTCTGGGTATTTTATTTCATAAATACTATCAGGTTCACAATGTAAAACTTCATCCACACCAATATTGATTTCACCTGTTACATTATTTTTTATTTGTTGTAATGGTTTATTAGGGCTGTATTTATCGGAAGTTTTATTAAATACTCTTATGTTTGAGACATTTAATATATTTGGTATGTTTTGTATAGCACCTCGTATCTTACCAATCATTATATCATCACCTATTTCAATTACACTATTATTTATATTTTTTTTAATTTCATTAATAATAGTTTTTGATATTACATTCTTAGGTGTTCTAGTATTAACATTTACATCTATTTCAACCCCAATGTTAATAACTTTCGCTGTTGACACTTCAATATAATCATTTAATGAACGATATTCTGATAAATATTCAACAATATTTTCTTTTATTACTGATAATGTTTCAGTATTAAAATGACCATTTTCATTTAAAGATAATATACAAATTTTAATTTTATTTCTATCTTCATATACATTTAATTTAAACGGTACACCATATTTTGATGGCATTAAACTTATTAAATGTTTATAATCACTTATTTGTAATGCTCTACCATAAACACTTTTATTGTATTTAATTAAATTTTTAATTTCTTCTATTGTTGGTTCATCTTTCCCACCAACAACAGGTATTAAATTTCTAACCGAAATTGAATTTTTAATTGAATTGTTAATATTATTGTTCGCACCATAAATATTAATATTTAAACTATTAATTCTATTTATTGTATTAACACTTGAATTACTTTTAACACCACCACCAACTCTATATAAAATGAAATAAGTTTTATTTGGTATTATTTCTTTACCTAAACTTAAATTATTAGTGAAATCTACTATTTGTGTTAATAACTCTTTATTATCTAAATCAAATGTTGGTTGTTCATTTCCACCACCAAAAGTTATTTTTAAATAACCATTTGGTGTATATTCAGTTATATAACGTTTTTCAATAACTTTCCAATTACCACTTAAAACATTTTTACTATCACTTATTTTTTGATTATTATTTACAAAAACTTTGTTTTGTGCCAATGATTCAACTTCATACCATCTATTTTCATTTTCAAGATAAAAATCTAACCTATTTGGTGTTTCATTAACTGATAACCCATCCACTTCTATTATTGATTCTATACCTAAAACATTATTATCAGGTATTAAAAATTCATAGAATGGTTTATTCGTATTATTAGGTATTGTGAATTTTAATATTTTTGTAGTACCATTTATAACCATAACACTTTTAGTTATAGTATACGTATTATTAGTTTCATTTAAAAAAATACGTCTATTTGGTATACCCCTCTCATTAAATGGTGAATTGAAATCGATTGGTTCATTACATTCAAATGATTGTCCATTACCAACAACCTGCATACCTCTTTCAATATAAGGGCAATAACTCATATCAGGTTCTCTAATACCACTATCAGGTGGTATATTATTGACAGTTACGTCAACTAAAGTAACACTAGGTTTTTTACCTGGTATTTTAATACCTTCTGTGACAGCCTTAGCGTAAACACTACGTTTTTCTCGCATACTATCCAGTTGTGTTTCTTGAAAAGCACTATCGGTGTTAAAGGATAAATCATCCCCTAACCCAGCCATTAAATCAAATAATAACGCACCTATTGTGGCATCGTTAAAGTTATTTAATGTGTTTGGGTAGTATTGTTTAGTGAAATTAATTAAACTCTCTCTAAGTTCACTAAAACTCCTATTTGCGTAATTTATTGTTTTTGACATAAGTATTTTCTTATTTTACGTAAATAGATTTTTTTTTTCTTTTTTTTTTATATATTTATTATAACAAAATCAGTTTGCGTAAAAAAACCATCTGTTATTTTATAATCAATTCTAATATTTATTGAATATAACTCATCAGGTGATTTATTTATTTGAATATCATTGATTGTTAAACCTTTTAAATAAAGACTGAGTGTATTTTGAATATCATCTTTTATAATGTTCATATTAACATCATCATTAGGTTCAAATAAATATTCTAACAAAGAAGATGATACGTTTGGGTTTCTATACCTTTGATTTTTAGGTGTTGTTAATATTAATTTTATTACTGATTTAATCTCATCACTTTCAGTTGTTGTTAAATCAAATAAAAAACCTTCAGAGTCTTTACATGTAAATGGAAATCTAATACCTAAATATTTCATATTTATACATTATTTATTTTCTAGTTATCCTAACTAATGGTTTATTCTCATTATTAGCACCCCTAGGGTTATAATAAACCATATTTTTTTTCTCAACATTTTCTTTACCCCCATTAACATATATAATATTACCTTTTTGTTGATTTGTTTTTGGTGGGGTTATTTTAATATCATCAATCCCATTATCATATAATGTTTGTTGTCTTTTAGGTTGTAATCTTTCTTGTGCAAGTTTTAATTTTTCTTCCCACTCTTTATATTTCCTCTCTATGTATGGGATACCATTTTCATCCACTAAACACCATTCACCCATATATAAATCTTTACAAGTTTTATAATCAATATTTGAATTACCTTGTACACCAGTCCCATACCAATATGGTGAACCCATAACATTTTTTTCTTCACCATCCCACACGGTTAAGTTACCACCAAATAATTGCCCATTTTTTAATACTAAACCTTTTAAATACGAATACTCAACAGAGTCTTTTTTTATTTCTCTATCTACACCTTCCCATTTTTCATTGAAATCATCTAAAACAGTTACCTTCCAAAATAAATATTTAATGCGATATTTATTTGCTATTATAATCTCCTGTATTACAGGTTTACCATAACGTTGTATGTTTTTATTTTGATTAATTTGATTACCAAAAACAATATTTTCCATTTTATTTACTTTATTTTATTTTAAATATTAATACCAATAAATATTGTTGTTAATAAATATGATACACTTATTAACAATAATATTTTCTCATAAATATCACCTAAAAAGACATTTTTTTTATTTAACCTTTGATAGAATAAATAGAACATGACACCTTGATATAAGGTATATAATAAAGACATAAAAAAAATTATAAAACTAAATCTTTCCATTGTATTTTTTTTTTATTTAAATATAATTATTATTTAATCAAAAATAAATAGATATTAAAAAAAGATGGGTTAATTTTTTATTTAACCCATTTTTTTTTTATTATTCTTGATTTAATTTATTATATATTTCTCTAAAATAGATATCTTCATTTAATAATTCTTTTCTATTTAAACTATTTTTAGGTGACTCGTAACACATTAACCTAAATGTTTTATTTAGGTTTTCCTTGATTAATTTTTTATTCTTATAATCAATTAAAATACCTTCGTTTATAAAACCATCTTTTTCCCACTTAAAAACATATTCATTATTACCATCTACTATTGAAAAAACAGACCCGTTAAATTTAAGATTATTTGGTATATATTTACGTGCAATGTTTTCATTTACTAATGATTCTTTAGTTATTTCTATTTTAGGCTTATTAGTTTCTTTATCTTTCA